AAGAGCGTGGACGCTTGCTCGGCGAGTTGTCTACCTTGCAAAACACCATCGAGAAGGAAGCCCGCTCAATGGCAGAATCTGAAACCAACCGTTTGGCTGAAATCGAGGCTCGTTTGGGCGCGATTAAAGCTGAGGTTGAAACCTTGGAAAAGTTGCAGAATCTTGCAGCTCAAGCCGCTGGCCACGTTGCTAGCCGTAGCGAGGAGAAAGAAAAGAGCAAAATGGCTCAAGAGTACAGCTTTAAGCGCGCAATGGAAATGGCTATTACTGGCCGTCGCGAAGGTGTTGAAGGCGAATTTTCTGCCGTTGGTGGTGATGAGTTCCAGCGTTCAGGCGTAAGCGTAAGCGCTCACTCTATCAAAATCCCTTCTGAAGTTTTCAAACGTGATATGACTGCTACCGGTGGTACTTCTGGTTCTGAGGGTGGTGTTAACGTGCAAACTTCTGTAGGTTCAATTATCGACGTATTGTTGCCTAAAACCGTTTTGGCTGGTTTGGGTGTTCAGCGTTTGAGCGGCTTGGTAGGTAACTTGGATTTGCCAACTGCTAGCACTGTGCCTTCTGCAGGTTGGAATACTGAGAACGGAACTGCTACTGAAAAGAGCCCCGCCTTCTCTAAAATCACTTTTAGCCCTAAGCGTTTGGCTGCTTACATTCAAGTTTCTAATCAGTTGATGTTGCAATCTAGCAACTCTATCGACGCTTACGTGCGCAACTGGTTGTTAAATGCTATGGCTCAATCTTTGGAAGCTGCTGCTATCAAAGGCGGGGGTACTAACGAGCCTACGGGCATATTATCTAACACAAACGTTAACGTAGTTTACGCTGGTGGTGCTTCTAGCAACTCTACCAACGCCAACGGTATCGCTCCAGTTTGGGCTGACGTTGTGAACTTGATGAAGGCCGTAGAAAACAGCAACGCTATGGGTTACGCTTATTTGACTAACCCTAAAGTTAAAGCTGCTTTGCAAACCATCCCTCGCCAAGCTTCAGGCGTAGAAGGAAACTTCATCTGGCCTGCTGGTGGTGCTGAATTGAACGGTTATCCTGTAGCTACTACCACTTTGGTACCTTCAAACTTGAGCAAAGGAACTTCTAGCACTTTGTCTGCTCTTATCTATGGGGCGTTCGATAGAATGTGCGTTGCGAACTGGGGAGGAATGGAACTCACTATAGATCCATATTCTGGAGCTACCGCAGGTTTGACCAACGTAGTGCTTAACGCCTATATGGATGTAAACTTGTTGCAGCCTACTGCTTTCGCTGTATGTAAGGACATCGTAGCCTAATAACTTGACTGCTCGGAGTCATTAAAGACCGAGTGCCAGGGGTGGTCTTGACTGCACCGCCCTCGGGCTATTATGAAGATTAAGTTTATTGCAAACCCTACAGGACAATTTAACCTAAGTTATAACGCGGGTGATGAGGTGATAATTGAAACCAAGCAGGCAATGCTTTTGATTGAGGCGGGAGTTGCTGAGGAAATTGCAGTACTTACCCCAAGCAAGCCCAAAAAGGCTAAAACAGTAAACCCAGAAACCGAACTAGACGCCGAGTAAAATGTACAAAGCAAGACGATACACAGCCTACGCGAATGCAGCAACCGATTATGTGAGTTTATCGGAGGCTAAACAGCATTTGCGAGTAACTAGCACCGCAGACGATACCTATATAAGCGGTTTGATTTCTATGGCTGTTGAGGCTTGCGGCGCTTATTTGGGTTATTCTGTGCGCAAAGCAACAGCACGATATGGCTACGACGCATTTGTAGGCCAGCCTGCGCTAATTAATCCAGTAAACGGGCTTACGATACCTTCAGGCAATTATCTGCGCGTAAACAGCCGCGTTTTGGATGTGGAGCAGTTGTATTATGTTGACCAAAACAATACAGTGCAAACTTTCGACGCTGCGGATTGGATTGTTTCGCCTGATCCAATGAGCAACTACACAAAAAATATCTTTATGGAAAGCGCCCCGTCCAGTGTTACGGACGATTTAATTAAATACATCGTTGAAGTAACAGAGGGCTTTAATCCTGTAGGTACTTCTGGAGTAGATCCAGATACAATTTGCCCCTCATCTGTAAAGTTTGCAGCGTTGCTTTTGGTTGGGCAGTATTATGATAACAGGCAGGCCATTACCGTAGGCGTAAGCAATACCCCGCTAAACTTTGGTTTGCATTATTTACTAGATCCCTATAAAATCCCAGTAATGATATGAACGCGGGCTTAATGGATGAGCTGATTTCAATTCAGCGCTATAGTGAAACAGTCGACACCAACACAGGCGAGAAGTTGCAATCTTGGACAGAGATAGCAGCGCCTTGGGCTAGGATTGTGGAACTGGAAACAGGCAGCGAAGAGGTGAACGCAGATAGGAGAGAGAATAAGCAAATAGTTAACTTTACAATTCGCTACACTTCAGATATTTCTGTTAACGACAGGATTGTATGGAACTCAAACAAATACAACATTATTTCGATTGCTGACCTAGAGCGGAGAATGTATGCTAAATTGCATACTGAAATCAGCTATAAAAATGACTAAATTCTCGCAGCAAGTAAATCAGGCAATCAGAGGCATAAAAACTCTGGGCCTATCGCCTCAAGTGGTTGGCGGTGTGATTGAACGCAACGCTAAGGAGTTTATTAATATAGCGCAAAATAACATCCAAGACGATACGGGTAATCTAAGCCGCTCGATTGGATTCATTGAAAAAAATACTCGTTATAGATTTGCTGCAGTTCGATTGATAGGTGCAAGGGTTTACGGGGGCTACAAGGGCTACCACGCCTATATTTATGAGCACGGAACTCAACAACGTACTTACAACGGCGCAAGTCGTGGCAAGATGCCTGCAAATAATCAAATGAGCAGGGCTTTTAATTCATACAAGGACACTTTTACCAGCAACACAGAGCGCGAGATTGTTAAGATAATTGCAGAGAATGCGCGAAAGGCTGGCTTTGACGTAAAATAAAAAAATAAAAATATACAAATGGCAACTACAGGCATTACAAACGGAACGCTAATTGCAATCTACAAAGAGGTTTCAGGCAGCCCAGTTAAAATCGCAAATGCGACATCTAACGACTTCGACATTACAAAAGATATGATCGAGACCACCAACAAAGACAGCGCAGGCTGGAAAGAGTTTATTGTTGGAGAAGGCGGCTTTACTATGAACGTCGACGGAATGTTTGAAGAGGACGGCTCTGTAGGTTCTGGCGGTCTATCTTGGAAAGATTTGATCACTGACCTTTTGGCTGGAACTTCTGTTACTATCGTTATGACTTCAAACGTAACAGGCGATTTGAAATTGAGCGGTTCTGCTTTCTTTTCAAACTTGACATTGAGCGCACCAAATAACGACGTTACAACTTTTACCGCCTCTATCCAAGGTACTGGCGCTTTGACTGTTGGCACGATCTAATATGCAGGAAATCAAAATCGGGGGTGTAACTCACCCCCTTTATTTCTCGATGCTATCAATAGAGCAGGTCTTTGCAGATTTGCAAGTTGAGGATTTTGCTAAATTGGGCGCTGTTATGAGCACCAAGACGGCAGGTAACTCGTTGAAATTTGGCAGAGCGTGCGCCTTCGCAGGGATTGCAGGAGGCTACAGAAAGCAGGGCGAAAAGTGCCCCTTTGTTTCTGCTGACGCTTTAGGCGATGAGGTTAGCTCATTTGCTGAACTTGAGCCCGCAATCATTGGATTTACAAAAGCAGTTGAGGAGTTTTTTAAACCCGCTGACGATGTGGCTCCAGTGGAGGGAAAGTAACAGGCGGCAAAGCTGAGCCCTTGACCTTTGACCGCCTTAAGCAAATAGGCTTTGGCGAGATGCTTATGAGTGAAGAGGATTTTCTGAACTGCACGCCCTACTATTTTAGGCTAAGGTTGCACGGAATGAGAAAAGCCCAAACTCAACAATATCGCAACCAATGGGAACTCAGCCGCTGGATGGCCGCCACAATGATAGCACCGCACTTAAAGAAACCGATTGCACCGCAGAAACTGATTAGCTTTCCGTGGGAAGTTGAGCAGGCTGAGAATGTGCAGGAGGTAATTGAGAAGTACAGACACATATTTAACAAATTAACCCCACCCCCGCAAGCGTGAAAGCCGTAACCGCAATTTACAATATACTCAGCAACAACGCAGCACTTACTGCGGTTGTGAGCAATAGGATTAACCCGCTGAGAATCCCAGAGAAAAGCGCCCTACCTGCGCTCGCTTATCAGGTTGTTAGTAACCGCGGTAATATGAGCAAAAGCAGCGCCTCAAAATCTGACTTTACTCGTATACAGGTAATGATTGTAGCCAAAACTTACGCCTCTGCTATTGAGGTTGGGAACTTGGTGCGCAATGCGATGGAGGTTGCAACCCCCAACACTTTTAACGGTGTTAAGGTGCAGGTTATTGAGTACGATGGCGAGGTGCATTTGGCGGAAGATAATGCTGGATTTGCAGGGCTTTCTACTATTGGGATGGACTTTATTATTAACTATACAAGATAATGGCAACGCAAAGCAGTATAAACATAGCCCTGAGCGCCGATACCTCTGGCCTTAATAAGAATATAGCCAAAGCGGCTCAGACAGTTGAGAATGGGGCAAAGAGAATGGCCGAAACCAGCCAGAAGGCAGGCGAAGCTATTGCAAGCGCTTTGGGTAATATGAGCGTCCGCGATGCCATCAAAGAGGTAAGCCAAGCGATTAACGACCAGAAGGCAATAACTCTAGAATATCAGAAGCAACTCCAGAGCCTTAGAGATAAGAGCGCCGCTATGAGCGCTACCGACATTAAAGGACAGAGAGCGCTGAGAAAAGAAATCGACGCCGTAAAGGCTGCGATTGCTGGGCAAAAGTTAGGTATTGCGGATTTGGTTGCTGAAAAGCAGCTACTGGAGACCGAGCTTAAAAAAGAGATTGAACAGGAGAAGCAACTGGCCAAAGCCACAACCGAGGCAAACAAAGCAAGCCGAGAGCAGAAAACTGTAAACGGGGCAACTCGTGCAAGTTTAAACGGATTGGCTACCTCGTTTAGTTCTGTTTCGTCAATTATGGCGATAGTTGCAGACGATAACAAGGAACTGCGCAACGCTTTGATGGCCACCAACGCCGCCCTTAACTTTACGGCTGCCGCTATGCAAGTGCACGATCTCTCTAAGGAGTTTGGAGGTTTGGGCAATGCTGCTAAGGATGTAGGTAACTGGATTAAGGCAAACCCCTATCTGGTTGCTGCAGCATCCTTTGCGCCCTGCTTAACGCCTTTATTGTAGTTTGTCTGCGCAGTATTTGCAGCGTCTACATTTGGCGTTAATTGAGCAACGGCAGCCGAGGCGTTTTGCAGTGCAGTTTTGTACAAATTTATTTGAGCGTCCGCTTCTGCCAGAGCGGCATTGCTTTCTCGAGTTCTTTGCACTTGCAAACCCATATAGAACAAATTATCTACAAGGGTTGCACCTAAACCTTCGCGTGCATCTTTTTGCGCTTCGATTTTGCCCAGTTCAATCTCGGCAATCTTTGAAGCGGCTTTGTCAACTATCGCCTTTTGAATTGATAGGTTTATAGAATCCTGAACTCTGGCATTCAACTGCCTCAATCCTGCGGCGGTTTTTATATTCAAATCGTCAACGGCAATGCCTGCCTCTTTTAATGCAAGCAGGGCGCCATTGCGTTCTTTTTCGCTTTTTGTGGTGTCGTTAACAATCGCCAAATAAGCGTTTAAACTTACGGCGTTGGCTCTTGCGTTGCTAGTTGCATCGCTCAGCTCTTTGTTAACTTCAGCCTGTAATCTGGCAAACTTCTCGGCCTCTGTTTCAGCCGATGCAATCGCAACACCTATGGCAGTAATGGCAGCAGCAGCAACAAGATAGGGGTTTGCCTTAATCCAGTTACCTACA